ACTCTCGGCAAGAGCCCAAAATATCAGGGACTCGAGCTCAAAGGTGAAACCGTTACCCATTGATGAAATCTTCTCGTACGCTACATGTGTACCGTCTGGCATTTCGCCCGACGCACATCGACATAGCATCAAAGCATTGAACCAATCTGGCGGCATAAGCCACCGAACTAACTCGATGCTGAGACTATCACTAGCCATTGATAAATCAATAGTGGCTAATTTGTGATGTAGAGAAGCTTCATACGCAAGTTTCTGGTTTCTGACCTGATCATTAAGGTCATTACCAGTGCGACGCATATACTTTCGTATCTGCGCTCCGACCCCTCGCTGAATAAACATATTCATCTCGGGTTCGATCGCTATACAGCGATCTGACTTAGCGTTTTTCGGCACTGTGGTTACATTATTACCTTTTACTACAGTAAACCAGTTGGAGGAATCCTCCTGATCTGCTAATGTTGCTAGCCATACTGGCGAAGCCTTCATAACAGCTGTAGCTAAGGGTAATGCATTAAGTGTGACAGCAGGTTTTCCCTGCATTTTATAGTACGGGTCACCGTTCCTCTTAGTAAGGCGCGTAGAAGCGCCAGAGGAAAAGCCCATCGTCTCGAAAGTTTCATTCCAACAAAAATCACCAAGTAAGCGAGCAATTTTGAACCTCGCAGCCTCGAAAAGGCTGGAGGCAGAGTAACCTAAATTTGGGCTACTCCTTGCATACTCAGTGGTGAGTCGTCGGTTTGTCGCTTTGCACGTTTTCTCCGCTAGACGGAATTTTTCTAGGGCAACCTCTTTAAGATCAAGGTCGCCTTCGAAGCCGTCGTATTTGGAGAGAAGGGATACAGCCATGTAATCCGCCTTAAACCTATCAGGATTCTGATAGGCGGACGGATCAATAGTGAGGTCGAGTAAGTCACGACGCGAATTGCGAAGTGCTTTCCTGACCATACGGCCCATTTTTGAATCAACGGGCTTCACTATTTCTAACGCCGCTTCCCAAACGTCAATATTGCCACTAGTAGTTTTAAACATACTATAAGTCCTTTAAGCAGGCGTAACGCCTGACTAATAAAGAGGTTCACGTTTAGTAATACCATCATAAACAATGGTACCGGTAGTAAGAAGACCAACAAATTGCGCAATATGCGAAACTATTTGGGCTTCAGTGGCTCGG